TGGTCTCTTTGCCTTCTTAAGCCTGTACTCGTTTCTAATTCTCTGTTGGTCCTTAGTAAAATTCTTTAATACTTCACTGTCATCTTCTGCTCTTATTGAAACAATTCTGCCCAAAATGGTATTAGGTCCCAGTCCGATCAATAGACTTTTAAATTCGCTCCAACGCATATCTTTTATGTCACGTATTCTTAATCCATACTGCGTTGTAAATGAAGCTACTATTAAATCAAAATCATCTATCAGGTCATAATAAGGATCTACTCCCCCGAATTTTTGTCAGCATCATCATTTCCTGATGCAAGTTCAACTGCTGCCATCACAACTTTCTGATAGTCAGAAAAACTGAGTTTCATTTTTGAAAGCTTTTCCTTTGAATCATCTGTGAAAATTATTTTGCAAAGTTCTTCAACATCCTTTGCGGTTGGTCTGTCAGACACCAATCCCATAACCTTCAACATATTTTCTGCTGTTGCATCGATCTCTAATTCTGTATCCTTTATTTTTAATCTTGGATTATCCTCAAACGCTAATTTATTTGTAATATCTATTATTTTTGACATTCTTATTCCTCCTAAAAAAATAGAGCAAGTCAACTAATTCTGCTGACCTGCTCTTGTTCAATATGATTCCAAATTAAACTGCCGGTGTAACGGTCGGTTTTCCATTTGACATTACATCAAACTCTAATGGTGCCACATTTGTGCTGTCTCCTGCACCTAATGCTGTAACATTGTATACTGCATTTTCAAATAATACTGTAGTACCATCCTTAAATGTCCACTGAAAAGCTCCTTCTGCATCTCTTCCATTCTTAAACGCTTTCCCGGCAACATAATCATTACCAGTATCTCCAACATTTCTTTTTCCGGTTACTGAAATTGTTAATCCCTTGGATGTCATTAATCTTCTAATCCAGCCCTCTGTATCCATTGGAGTCCATTCTTCAACCCCATTGTCAAAAGATACAGAGTAAGATTCCATGTCTGCAATGCTTCCAAGGCTTGCCTTATCAGCTCCTACCTGAAACTGATTATCATATACCGGATATACTCCTGTTGCTTTTGCCATGTCTATTCTCCTTTCTCTACCTTGTAATAAAAATCTACTTCTATTACTCTTTCATATATGTTGTTATCATCAGTACCAACATCTATTGGCTCTGACGATAATAGACTTACATAAACTATTTCAACATTGTTGATAAGTATGTTTCTTGCTTCTGCCATTTTTCTGTACAATTCAAAAGCCTTTCGCTCTGTATCATCAGCATCATTATTCCAATGAATCAGTAATGATACAGGTTTAACCTCATAGCTTTTTAAATCACCATAGCAGATTCTTGGCGGATTACTTGTTTTTCGCTGATAAACACCCAGTGACTTGTCCTGTTTATTGTCAAGCTTGCCAATGTAATAATGTTCCGCAACATTAAATGTTTTCAGCCAGTCCTTAATGTCCTTTAAATAAAGCACTATCATAATCCTCCATTTCTTTTATATAATTTCTTAAATGTGTCTCTTGCAAAGTTCTGTTTTTTGCCTCCTGCCAAATAATCCTCAAACCATTTACCTCCGGCATTTGGATTTTCTGCAGTACTAAAGTTGTATTCAGGATGATAATAAAGTCTTCTTGCGTAAGGAGTACTTGAAACAATCTGCACCCTTCCCTGATTACTTTCCTTGTAATCAACAAATGTTTGCGTGTTTTGCAATGTTCCCTTGTCAAAGGGCATTACCTGTGATTGCTTTAAATCACTTTGAACTGCATTAGCAGTCTGCTCTAGTGAAGTAACAGCCGCTGTACTTAGTTTTTTTATCACTCCCATGTTTAACTTTACTCTTGATTTTGCCTTTATCATTTAATTCAACTCCAATAATGTAAAATTAACTGTCCCATCAGGGTTTCTTGCTTTTGTTCCCTGATAAATACTTCTCTTAACTCCAAAGACCTTGACATACCCACTGCTTATGACTGACTGTTTAGGACATATGTCTCCGTCAAAATAGGCTTTTCCGTCCAATGTAACAATCTTCTGTTCTGCAGTTAATTTTGTGTATGCCTTATCCTGATAATTACACTTTAATTTCTTCTGACACACAATAATGGGAGAGCCTGTTTCTGACAAGCCCTCTCCATAAATCACCACTTCCATTTCAGTGGTACACATTCTGTCTGGAACTAACTTGGGATATTTCATTTAAACACCTGCCAATCCTGTACATAATCCTGTCTGACAAAGCAGAGCATATAAGTCTTTGCTTATTGCCACTCCGTTTTGAGTATAAACATTCCATGTATTTCCAATGCTCATTGACACACCATTAAGTGAATAACTTGAAAGAACCGATTGTATTAAGTCCTCATTCTCATATTCAAAATCGGCAAGCCTACAAGTTACTTCCCTTATGATATCCTTCTGAAAAGTTGTCAAATTATCAAATCCATATCTGTTAATCCTGCCAAATGTTAATGAATCAATGTGTCTGCTTGCCTGTTTAAGCTTACTTGCAACTTTTGTCTGTTCAATGCACCTTGAATCAGAAATTCCCAAGTAATCGCTTAATGTTGCATATGGGAAGTAAGCCATAGGCTCACCCCCTATTCAGCTTCAGCACTCTTGATTTTCTTGATAATTCCTTCTTTTGAAGTTGCGTTACCTAAATCAATGCTGTGCTCAGTTGCATATGCCTGCAATTCTTCAACTTCCATCACAGAAAATTTATCACCTTTAACTTTTTCAAGCTGAGCTTTTAACTCATCTCTTTCTGCAACTACCTTCTCATATTCGGAGTATGGAACTGTAGCCTTAGGTGAACGTTTTAAAAGTTTTCCTTCCTCGTCAAAAATGTCATATCCCATTGCAAGATATGATTCCATTTCCACTTTGGACACTGTATAAACCTTATTTGCTTTTTTGGCTGTCATAGTTCTTCTCCTTTCTAGGCTGTCTTTGCGTGAATGATGCAGCCATCTTTCATAAGCTCATCAATTGCAAATGTTCCGTTTAATTTTCTGTTCTGATAAACATAATTGTCAGCTGTTCTTGAATCTGTTCCCGGTTCAAATACTGTGATGTAGCTATATTTGTCTCTTGATACCTGACACTCCGGATCAATTAAGATATAGTCCATCTGAACAGCTGAACTATCTGCAACACATCCATTTGTAAAGTTATAAGCACTCTTAAATCTTGCCGATGGAACTTCCTTAATCATTCCAATGTCATCAATGGAATGAACTCTTCTGTCAATTCCCTTTGCTCCACTTACTTCAAGTGTTCTCTGAATGCCCTCAGCATTCTTAAGTAACTTATAATAAGCTGGTGTGCAATAAAGAATAACTCTGTCAAGTGGAACACCTGCTTCTGTCATTGCCTCAAGGTTATCATCAAAATCAGAAAGAACATTAGCTGTAGTTAAAGCTTCTGTTTTAACTTTTGCTCCTACTCTTTTAGCTTCTGTGTAAAGCTTACTGAATGTGTAACAATCAGCCTCAGGAATAGCCTGAGTTGTCTCAAATCTTTTCTGAATGTTTGCTATTGAAACCACCATGTTTGTTTCATCAACATCCATTGGATCTATAGCAAACTCAATGTCTCTGTCGTGGTCCAATGTTTTTGTTTCATATTCATTTGAATATGTACCTGCGTTAAAACCTAAGTTGCCTCTTGAATGATCCTTATAACCACTTACTGATAACTTAGGAATCTTTAAGTTTTTTCCATTCACAATCTGAATGTCTGAATTTGAATTATACAAATCCACAGAAACCTGTGACTGACCATATAATTCTCTTAAAATGTTGCTGAAAATATCAGCGTACTGTAATGCTGCCATGTATTACTACCTCCTATTTTTTCTTTATTCCAAAAATGCCTCTTAACAAGTCATCCTGGTTCTGATTGTTGTTATTGTTTGGAGCACCAATGGGTTTAAATCCCTGATTGTTTGTTTCTCCATTTCCTGCCGGCTTTAATGCCGGAACATCTTCTAATACCTTGTTGATTGCAGCTTTTACTTTTTCTGCATCAACTGTTCCATTCTCTCCTGCCACATCCTTAAAATCAGCCATCTTGATTACATATGGAATCGACTTTGAATCAATGCCAAGTTCAACTGCCTGTAATGTTGCAGAATTTTCAATTGTGAGCTGTAAATTTCTGCTCTGCTCCTGTGCAAGCTGTGTCTGCATTCCTGCTACGTCAGGTTTATTCTTTGCTCTCTGTTCCTTGTAACTGTTAATTGCCTGTGTTACTTCATTTTCAGACATTCCCTGCTGCTGAAAGAACGACCTTAAAGCCGACTGCTCAGCTCTTGCAGTTCTGCTATTAACAATTCCGTCAAGCTGTTCCTGAGTGTATGTTGCACCCTGATTATTGTTTCCAGTATTCTGGTTACTGTTACCATTTCCGGCATTATTATTCTGGTTGCCGTTACCCTCTCCGCCTTCTCCTGAACCTTCTGCAAAAAATTGAAGGTTCATGGGCATTTTTCCTGTTTCTCTTGATCTCAACATCATTACGTATATTCCTTTCCGTTTTAGCTCGTCAGCTTATTCCGAGAGTTTTAAGCCATCACGTTTTGGGCATATAAAAAGCACCTACTTACTTGTAGATGCCTTTGGTTCGTCTTTTTCAATTACTGCGCCAATTCTTAATAAATACTCCTTGCGCTCTTTTGTTTTTGCCCTAACCTCATCCCCTGCTTTTACCAAGGCAAGGTTGTTTTCCTTGTCATAAAAATTGATTTTTGCGATTAACATTTGTTACCTCCTTATTACTTTCTTATTTTGTTGCATAAAAATACCACCTAGCAAAAACTAGATGGTATCTATGCCATTGGCCATTCTTTCATTTTTTTCATTTCTTCTTCAGATTTTTTTATTGCTTCTTCAATTTCCTCTGGACTTCTGTCTGTTTTTACAATATAATCTCTTTCCTTAATTATGCCAGTATCTCTTTCCATTCAATAAGCCCCTCCTTTGAAAGTTCTTGTAATGCCTTTTCTTGCGCTTCTAATATAGGTAAATTATAATTTTTCCCCATATATTTGTCAACTTTATTATCTAAATATGTAGCTGGAAATGGTTTATTTCCTACCTTATATTTAAAAACTTTTAAATCATGTGTAATTACTAATCCAAAATCATATTTTCGATATCCAGCAACTACAAAATCACTACCAGTTGGCAATATATTTGTGGGATGATTGTGTATTCCTATTTTTGATGGCATTTGCCTTATCAATTCAATTTCTTCTTTATTTAATTCTACTCCTAAAATATTGTTACTATTCGTTTTAGAAAATAATTTTTTTCCTGCCTTCTTACTAATAATATAAAGATCTTCTCCATCAGTTCCATTTCTATGAGTTAGCATAGCTTTTGCATATTTTCTTAGAGAATTGTTTGTTGCTGAATCATTAGTTAATTGGTTAAATTTCTTTCCAAATTCTTTCTTCATTTTAATCAAATCAACATTATTATTTCCAACTCTTTTACTATTAAATTTCCCACTTTCTGCAACCTTTTCTATATTTATGCCATTTGAGAATTCTTTTATATTATTCCATTGATTTGTTCTAGTCGCATACTTTTTCTTATTTTCTTCATCTAAAGAATAATTAGATAACCTATCAAACTTATCTACATTCCTTTGTATCAATTTGTCCCTGCTTTCCTGTTTCTCTGCAATAATAGCCTGTTTCATTTCTTTCTTTGTTACCTTTTCAGGCTCTTTAGAAATTCCAGGATAATATGTACTATGACCATCATTGCAGTTAGGATGATATAAACCTCCTGCTATCGCCTGAGACATTAACGGATATGGACCGTCACTTGCTTTTCCACCACTCCAAACATCATCTATCAGTATCTTTCCAATCCATTTTGCACATTTTGAACAAGGTAAACCTCTCTTATGGACCACAACTGTGGAAATTCCCCACTCCTTACGTTTTTCACCTTCACCCTGCAAGTATGCTCTGGTATTAGCTGTTCTTAATGCCATTCCCGCATATGAGGCTATGTTAACTCTTGCACCATTCTTGTACTGAACACAGTTAATGCCACGACTTAGAAAATCCTTTGTAGCCATGTCCACTGCCTTTTCATATGTTCCTGCTCCGGTGTTGAAATACACCTGTGCATTGAATATTGATTTTCTGTACTGGTCATTTGCCATTCTTAGCATTGCAGTTTCAGCTCTATGCATAGAACCATTTATTTCACTTAATAGCGCATCCAGTTTTCTATCATTGACACGAAAAAAAGCACCCTCAATGGTGCTTCCTGCTTTATGTGTTAACTTTGCCCCTTTTTTAATGGCTTTTAGAATGTCTATTTCCTGATCTGTTGCTCCTGCTTTTCTGTGCTTTATGATTGATTCAGTGATTTTTCTGTTAATGTCAGAAAATCTTTTTGTAAACTTCTTTTGATTTTCCTGTTTGTACTTATTCAGAGCTTTTAACTGTTCAGCCTGCCACGATGTCCAATTATATCCCTCTTTTGTTTCCTCTGCCCTATGATTTGACAGATTTCTCATCATTGAATCAATCAACTCATTTTCAATGGCTCTAAAAGCTTCCTCAATGTCATAATCTTTTGGCATTTCTAATCAACTCCGTTGGCATATACTCTAAAGCCAGCTTTCTTAAACTGTCTTTTCAAATTTTTTACCTGTGTGATTGAACTGCATTTATCATTACGCATTTCAATCACTTTGTCCTTTTCCAAAGCATATATACCTCTAGGTACCTGCTCACTTGCCAGTCTAAGCAAATTCATTGCCTTATTCTTCGACATCTGGTAAACCTTTTTCCCCACTATCACCTTCATCTGTATTTTCTCCTTCCAAATTTAAAGCCGGTTCTTCCTCTTCTGCTATTCCCTGCTCTGCTTTTAATCTTGCAACCTCTTCCTTTTTCCATTCCTCATCCTTTGTATCTCCATACAACTCATCAACGGAAGCTTCAACGCTCATAATCCCCTGTGTCTTAGCCTTTCCAACAGTCTCTACCTGACTTTCAAATGATGGATTTGCATACTCACTGAAGTCTATTGTACATTTAACTTCTGTTGGCACATTGTTCTGGCTGATACTAACAACGTTAAATACTTTCTGAATGAATAAAGGTATCTGATCTTGTAATATGTCCACTATGTTTCCTCTTGTGTAAAGAGTTGTTTTTTCCTTTTCTCTCTGTGCATCCGCATTATCCAGCTTCTTGACATCAATTCCCAATGTACTTGGACTGATTAATCCCTGCAGACACAAATCCAATGCTGTAATGTATGTGGCAAGATATGAATCGTGCGGAATTGTCGGCTGTGTAACCTCAATCTTGTTCTGTGCATTTTCAGATAAATCATCACCACGCTTTATGTATGAATTATCAAATGCATTTGGCTTAATTATTGCCCCGCTTTCCGGATCTCTTGGCAGTAATGATTCAGGAATCCATTCCTTGCTTCTGCCCTTTCTTAGAGCATCCATCCACTGACTCCAAGCTTCATCCAATGCGTCAAAATCATCTGTTTTCTTGTCAAAGATTGACTGTCCTCTTCCTTCCCACTTTGGATTTTCTCCAAATTTAATAGGATGTGCCATAATTAGTGAGCTATCGAATCCCACATCAACCAAATTGCTCAACACTGGAATAATTCCCAAAGGAACTTCCATATTGTCTGTTGCTCTGTAAAGCTTGTATTTAATGTACCCATATCCGTAGTGTTCCTTTAACACATACATTACCTGATTCTGCTCATATTCTGTTGTAAATACTACTTCTTGTATTCTTCCCCTGTTATAAACAAAATCAACCTTATCAGAACCATAAAACTCTATGATTGGATACTTACTTATGCTTTCATCAAGTGATATTTTAAAGGCACCATCTCCAAGAATAAGCATCTTTGACACTGCCTTTTTTAGAATGCCCTTAAAGTTATTGTCCTTCGATATTTCATTCCATTCTCTTTTGTCTGAATCCTTACTGAATGAAATCTGACTAAAATCATTAATGACAATATCTGTTAATCGGTCAACAATAATCCCTGGTAAGCCTGTATGTATTTTTCTTATCTCTCTTCCAACAGTTGAACGTGCAGCCCAAAACTTCACACCATCTGAACCACCTGGAATGTTTTGATAAAACTGTGTCAGTTCGTAGCTGTCACCACGATACCAAATAAGATTTTTCACACAATTTCCATCATAATTAAGTAATTCCCTAATGTTAAATGTCTGTTTTGGTGCGTCCTGTATTCTTAAAAAATGTCTTATTCCATCTCTCATCTTGTCCATTAACCTCATTCTTTGATTACTCCTATTTTCTTTCTGTAAGGAATCCAGTTATACTGAACAGAGTTAACCATGTGGTCATTTCCATCTTCCGGTTCCTGATCCTTTTCTTCCTTCCAAGAATACTTTTCCAATTCCTTTACGTATTCCTTACAATTCTCAACAATTAAAAAACTTGGTTGAATGTCCTTATTGTCATTAAAGTTCATCCATCCAAGTTGTAATATGATTCTGTCTATGATTTTCACAGCTTTATATGCAGCATTAAATACATATAGACACTGTGCATGTTCCCTTTTAAACTTATTTAATTCCGTGATTGTTGCCGCATCAGCAGAATCAATAAATGTATGCTTTGCAAGCCCCCATTCTTTCCTGTTTCTTTCCAAAAAATCATAATAATTCTTTGCAGTATCAGATGGAGCTACCGGAGTTCCAATTTCGGCATTGTTGTAAACTCTCTCATCCAGAAGAATGTATCTGCCCTTGTTTGTAATTCCTGCAAAACTCATTGCTATTGTGTCAGGGCTCTTTGTTGAATAAGCTGTATCCAGTCCACTTGTGAATATTTCAAACCATTCTCTCTGTTCCTTATTTGACCTGTTTCTGATGAATTCTTTTGCTTCATTAACTGTAATTACATGATGTCTTCTGTCAAATATGCTAAATACAAGTCCTGTAGCCTTTCCTCTAAGTCCCTGTATCTTGTTTTTGTACATCTTTGTTCCTACTGGAACTGCATCAATCTTATCCTGAATGTCCTGCTCTGTTAAACTGGCATTATCATAAAAAGTAAAATACCAATGAACCCAGCCGACTTTTTCAGGTTCATTTAACTCTGCCAACAATTCTTCCGGATAATCTTTGATATATTTCTTTAATGGTCTGCTGTGATTAATAAACTCCTTGTACACAAGCAAATCAGGACTATCCGGGTTTGATGTAGTCATCATATACTTACATCTATGAGATATTTCTCTTAAGAACTCCATATCAGCTGTATTAACTTCATCAATGTACACGCAACCCTGTTGTGAACCTAAGACCTTTTTCCAACGTGCTTTATTATCATAACCACACACATATATTATCTTTTCACCATTTAGTGTCTGATACTTGATATGTGAAAGTCCAATTCTACCCTGACCTTTAGGATAATATTCAGCCAAACCATTAAACTGATCTAAAAGGCCTCTTTCATTGTTGATTACATTCTTTTCAACTGTTCCAAGGTCCGCCCCGGCAATTACATGATACTTAATGTCACTCTTTGCCACCATGAGCATAAACTTAAATATTCCTACTGTAGTCTTTCCTGCTGCAGTAGTACCTTCAAGAAAATCTCTCTTGGTTTCTGTCAGAATAAATTCCTTAAATTTAGGTGATAACTTTAACAATATTAATCACCCTCTCTTACAGGCTTAATCTGTTCCAATATGCTGGCTATGTTATCCAATTTCTCAGCTTTCTTTTCCTCTGCCTCATTGTTTACATCAAGCTTATCTGTATACAACCCATATCTCTTACCAAGAAGCTCAGCTGCTTTATTTGCATCTGAAACTCTTGTTGGTATTTCAATTATTTGTGGAATCTCTTCCTTTACTGTTTGCTTTCTCATAGTCCCTTTTTCATCAGGAACATACGTAGATGTTTCTCTGCTCAAAGTAACCACAACGTTTTCTTTATGTTCTCTTCTCATTACTGATGTGAGATATTCTAATACTTCTTGTGCATCTGCTGTTTTTTCATTATGCAATTCAGCCAACTGCTTTTCTATGTACTCTTTAATCTCCGGCTTATTCATAAGTCTTGAAGCAGCTGCAGCTGCAACATTATCATTCTTAACACTTGGATATGCCTTTTTGTAAGCCAATGTTTTGTTAAAGTCTGGATCCGATAAAAGTTCATCACAGAATTTTTGTTCTTTAATTGTCACCGCAACCGCTCCTTTCTTGATTTTAATTGTGTAGTCAACTTATTACACATTTTATTTTTCCCCACGAAAAAAGACAGCCTTTCGACTGCCTTTTCCTTGTTTTACCAATACAATAATTGGAGGATACTATTCAGATAACAGAAGTCCCTTCTGTTCAACTTCTTACTCTATCATTTTAGCACTGATTAATGTGACATTCTATGACACGTTTAAAACCGGCTCAATATCTTTCAATGCATAGCCATGTAGTCTTAATACATGCCTGTAAGATATATTCATTTCCAATGCTATCTCTTCCCACTTCTTGCTCTGGCAGTATCTCTTGTACAAAATCTGCTCGTATTCAGGATTGTTTAACTTCTGTATGTTGATTATTACGTTTGCTCTGGATAAAGCAAATTCACGCATCAAATCATTCCACTCACATTCCTTTTCATTAATCTTGCAGATTGTTTCTGCCATCTTATCCTGTGTTCCTGAAGACAGTACCCTCTCGCCCTGTTGGATTGCTCCAGTACTCACCACCATTTCCCTTAGGGTATCTATCTCTTCTTTTAGAATTTTCATCTTAGATTCAAGATTTCTAACCTGATTCAAGTATTCCTTTGCTGTCATTTCTTCCAAACTCTCAATCCTTTCTCTATTTTTCTGCATAAAAAAACCAACCACCGAATATTGGTAGTTGGTTTTGATAACCTCTATGCACTCTAAATATTTATATCTTTTACAAAACGATTTATAGTTCTGCAATTCGGACAAGTACACTCTATCTCGAATTTTATACTGCCATCATCATTTCTTCCAATAGCAAAAGCATTAGCTCTCACCGCAGGAACTTCATATACAACTATACTTCCCCTTCCTGCATCAGCTATTTTAGTCCATTTTAATGTTTTTCCACAAACATAACATTCATCTGTTCCTGAAAAACTTTCTCCTATCATTTTGTCTTCTCCCCTTTCTCTTGTAATAATACGATTATATCATTTCAACTACCAATATTCAATTGTCAATGTACCTTTGTTTCTAATCCTTATCCTGCAACTTGCATATCGCCCACAAGACGAACACTGCTCCAATTACCATAATAATAGCTATTGTATTAATAATTGCCATCTAATCACCTTCTTTCATAAATACCAACCAATGCGTTTTTGCTCTCCGATTTCCCAATATAGGTTTTTGTGAAAACAATGGTAGTATTTCCGATAGTTTTATTTGCTCTTCGTTCCACTTAAATATCAAAGTACCATTAGGCTTTAATACCCTCATACACTCTGAAAATCCTTTGCTTATATCTTGTCTCCACGTATCAGATAATTTTCCATACTTTTTGGCCATCCACGAATTTTCTCCTATATGCAACAAATGCGGTGGGTCAAATACAACCATATTAAAACTGTTATCTGCAAAAGGAATATTTTTAAAATCACCAATAATATCAGGATTAATTTCTAATTTCCGTCCATCACATAAAACGTCTTCTAATTCTCTACAATCCATAAATGTTACTTTGGGATTATTTTTATCAAAGTAAAACATCTTACTACCGCAACATACATCAAGTATTGGTGTTTCCATCTATTCCGCCACCTTTCACTATCTCGACCACTCTGCTATATTCCAATTGTTCTAAAACCTTATCCACGTCATAGGCTGTTGGCTGATGTTCTAATAATTCTCGACATTCAATGCATAGTTCTATTTTTTTTGCCATGCTATCTGCAATACTAATTAAACCATTCTCCATATAGATTTGTTGTTTCGCATCTAACCTTGCTATTTTATCGTTCAACTCTTTAATCGTTATATTTACATCTATTAATCTCATTCTAATCACTCTCCTTCTTTGCTAATTTCTATGTTTAGAACGCAACATACAGAATAATAATTCGTTCATTGGACGTTTTCTTGATGACTGTCTGCTTGGTATTATTTTATATAATTTCCAACTCGTATCTGCTTCCAGAGGTGTTGGATTTTTAAATTCTTCATATATTTCTCGCACATCTTTTAAGTTAATATGAGTAGGTATTGGCACCATAATCCCCACGTTATTGTTACTTTCTGGATAATTTTCTTTAAGATACTTCCAAAACTTATCCTCTCTTAAATCGTCCATTAATTCCTTGTACGTTTCCATTGTTGTGACCATATAGTTCTGTTCTCCATAAAATCTTAATCCATTACCGCTATATACATCATTCACACACGATTTAATTTCATAACAAATAAATTCTCCTTTCTCAATATCACTCACACAAGTAACACCTGCTGGAATAAATTGTATTAAATCAACTCTTTTCGGATGAGCTGTTCCATAATCTAGCGTAACCTCTTTGGCATAATATTTTCTGTCCTGCAAACTCTCTTCTAATAAATCAGTTAGAAACATTGTTGTCGCTTTCCTATTCATCTTCCTGCTCCTCTCTGTATGGTTCTGGTAGTGGTTGCCAAGCAATAATATCAAATACACTTTCATAACCATTTGACCAACCGTGATGATAATATGACACTCCTATCATTCCATCTTCATTAGTGGTTAAATATGCTTTTGCTTCTGGTCCAAAAGTTTCAGGTAATCTTTCATTACATAGAATCCAACCATTGTTTGCAGTTTTTTCAAATTTAAAATCTTTTTTGCATTCTTCGTAACCTTCCTGATGAGCTTTGTATATTTCTTCTTCCAACAACTCTTTCACTGCGTACAATCTCCACTCATCACCATCTTCATACAAATCCATTGGTGCTTCTTCTGGAACATTAAATTGAATTAAATACTCTCCAAAATAGTAAGATTCTTCCATCGCTTCAAATGCTTCTCTAGCTGTAATCTTTCCACGCTTTTTAGTTAGTTTAAAATATTGCGCATTTTTAGAATCTAATTCTTTTGTAATTCTGACCTTTGCCATACTGTTTCCTCACTTTCCGCTAGTTTTGCGTATTTCCAACTTCGCTCACATCCTCCTATAGCCGACCAAGAAGTTAAACCGTCATGCCAAGCATAGACTTTTCCGTTTTTAACTCCAGAAAAATGTCTTTTTTGCCATTCTCCCTCTTCCGTATCTTTAACTAGAATCGGTGTATCAACCTTGACCTTGCTCCAATCGACCTGTTCAACGTGTTCAGATTGTAGCCACTGCTCTACCTTTTTAGGACTACAAGCGTCTCGGTCGTTGAACACACAATCTAGACAAAAAAGATCATCACACATTTTCGGCTTTCCCGTTATTGCATTGATACCTATGTTTCTAATTATTATTTCCTTTAATTCATCTTTGTAATATTCAATATTTAACATTTCTCTCACTCCTTAACATTTCTTAACATTTTTGTCCTTTAGTTCTAAATTAAATCAAATATATTCATCTGATTATCATCCTCATAGACAAGCATTTCATTCTTAGCTCTTGTATAGAAATTCTTGTCTATCTCGAATCCAAACGCTGACCTTTTCAGCTCTCTTGCAGCTCTTAGTGTAGATCCACTACCACAGCAAGGGTCTATAACAACATCGCCCTCATCTGTAAAGATTTCTATTAATTGCTTCAATACAGTTACAGGTTTTTGCGCTGGGTGTATTTTGGGAATTTCCTTTCCGTCTCTTTCCCATTTAAACCAGTTGAATATCATACGACCTGTTCCTCTGATTGTCTTTCCGTTTTCGTCCGTCTGAGCTCCATTTCTGAATTTGGGCAATTTATCTCTATACAGCACTAATGCATATTCTGTCGCTCCAACTACTCGCATATTTGCTTTTAGTACTTGTGGGCTGTAATTTTTGATGAATACCAACGGTATGTAGTGGATGAATCCGTGCTTCTTTGCTGCGTCTATCAGTATTGGCATTTGTTCAAAGCTGCAAAATACAATCATACAAGGGCTGTTACTGCTTCTTCCTCTGTTAACTTGCTTTTTATCGTCTTTCTTCAACATCTTTGAACAAAAATGGAAATATTCATACAAATTAAAATTAAAATCAGAATTAAACGCTGACTTCCCAGCATATTTGCTTTCGCCATTTTTGTTATCTCCGCCTTTGTACCACATTGGATTACTACCATAAAAGTTATTTCCAACATTATACGGAACATCAGCAATTATTAGCTGTGCTGGTGGTATTGCGTATTTCTTGTAATTTTGCATATTGTCTCTGTAAATTTCACATTTTAATTTTTTTTTCATTTCTTCAATCGGAGTAAGAATTCTTTTATGTGCGCACAACTCTTCTCCTTTCGATTTTTTTATTTAATTACTGTTCTCAAGTCTCTTCTTTCAGTCTCCATGTCTATTCCACATTCTTCTGCAATTATGCTTATCTGCTCTTCCCATGTGCTGTAATCCTCTGCAATGCATTCAGCCTTGTTGTCGAATCTCTCAAACATCTGCTTTATTCTTTTGTTGCCAAAACCAAATTCATCATGCATTGTTACAGCCATTAGGATTTTTACATACAGTACTGTGTTGTACTTAACATTGTCACTGAATTTGTCTAAATCTGCTTTTGATACCCTTAAAGGTAGGTCAATGGCATTTCTCATTTTCAGGTCTGCTTCCAAGGCATCCAATCCCTTTTTTCTTGCAAACCTTAGAGCATATGCCATACCCTCACGTCTTGCCTGTTCCTCTTTTGACATTCTTGCCATCCTTATTTCCTCCATTGCCATAAGCCTTTGCTCTAAAAATCTTTAGTGCATTGTCTCTTGGTCTTCCGTCATTTATGAACTCTTCCTGTTCGTGTGTTAAAATGCAACCAAATTCCTTACTTGTCTTTTTTCTCATTCATTTTCTCCAGCTTCGCCTTAAGCTCTGCTCTCTCTTCCTTAATTCTTGCCAATCTTACGTGATCATCTGCTGATAAGATTGAAACTGAAAATAAAATCTGCGATTCCATTCTGTCCAATTCCTCTAAGCGAATTTCTATGTCCTTAATATCCTTAACTTTCATTTTGTTGTTTCCTCCTCTTGTCTCTGTTTTCAATCAGTTGTCTTTCCAATGCCTGATAGTCATATTGCCTTTGGTCATTAAATGTCTTCTTGTTTTGTTGCTCTTTCTTTACAGGATAAAAATTACTCCAATCACCTGCTATGGCATTCTTGACTGCCTGTATTCTATCTTCATCCGTGTCGGCTATCTGATTCAGTCTGTCAATCAAAATCTTCAACTGATAGCCTGCTACTGGTTTACCTTTTTCTTCTCTAAGCTTCAGGTATTCATCAAAAGCAACATTCAAATCATGATTGGCAAAAAAGCCAATATTTTTCTTTTCTTTACTTTTGTTTTCTTTTATTTTCTTTTGTTGTATTTCCGTATCATTTATGTTGGTTTCTGTTACATTTACACTTGTTTCTGTTACATTTATCGGTTTTAATGGTTCATTTAATAAGGGTTGACCTTTTTCATCAATCAACCTGTACCTTGTTTTCTGGACTTTGTTCCTAACAGTCACTGTATCGTAGCGTCGCTGAATTCCAACAGAGGTTATAACTCCTTGCATCAGGAGGTCAT